GCGGCTTTCTCCGCACGGTCCAGCTCCGCGATCGTGCGCTCGATGGTGGCGATCTCCGCCTCCTTGGCGGCGAAGCCAGCGGTGCCGGCCAGCGGCGCGAGTTCGTCCACCGCCGTGCCCAGGGCGCGGCGGAGCGACAGCAGTGTGCTCATTGTTTCGTAGGCTCCAATTTGAAGGAGCGGCGTTTCAGGTCACCGCAACACCTCGCCCGCCCATGCGGGCAGGCACGTCAGACCGGCGCGAGCCGGGCCTTCAGCGCGCGCGCGCGCTCGAGTTGCGCTGCCTTGTCACCGTCCGGCGGCTCCGCCCCGGCGGTCGAACTGATCGGATCGGCCGCATCGAGCGCATCCACCACGCCGCCGAGAAGGTCGATCGCCTTGGTGTGGTTCGACACGGCCTCGGTGAGAAACGCCTTCGAGGTCCGCAGGCACTTGTGGGCCAGGCGGATCGCGTCCTCGTGCTCCACCGGCACGTCACCGTCCGGGCCGCCGTCCTTCCGGCGCGGGAACAGCCGCGACAGCAGGCCGGCCAGGCGCTTCGCTTCCTCGCTGTCCAGGTCCAGCTCAGTGCCAGCGTGAACCGAACACTCGGACGGATCGCTCATCCCGCACGGCTCCTCGGCCTTGCGGCCGCAGTTGCCGACGATCGCGCCGCCGGCGGCGGGATCGGCTTCCCCTGCCCCATCGGAGCGATGCGCGGTCTGAGGCTTCCCCGCCGCTCGGCGGGGTGTCGGTCGTGTCATCGGCGGTTCCTTTGCTGCCCTGCGTAGGCGTTCCAATTCGCCGAGCGGCAGGCTCGCCCTGCCCTCGCCGTCGAGCGTTCGCTCGGCCCATTCCACCAACGGCCGCGTGTCGATGCCCTTCAACCGCGCCTGTTGCAGCGCGTTCGGATTGGCCGGCACCGGGCACACGCTGATTTCCAAAAGGGCTTGTTCCAGGAAGTCGATGCCGAACCCCCGGTCGGGGTCGTTATCGACAAAGGCGTAGCGGGTAGGCAGGAAGCCGACGCTGACCGCGCGCAGGAACTTGCCGAGCAGCAGGCGGTAGATCGTGTCCGCGAACGCATACGTTTCCGGCGGCGCGAACTCGATGTCGCCCAGCAACCGGTTTCCATCGACACCGACGTTCCGCGCCCCGCCGATCGGCGGGGCGGAACTGTCGTGTGCCCACAGCGCCACCGGGTTCGCCATGAAGTCGGCAATGTCCCAGCCCGCGGCGGCGATCGTGTCGCCCATCCTGTCAACGCTGTCGTCGGAGAAGCAGAAGCGCAGCGTGCGCTCCGCACCGTCCACCGGCAGCGGCTGCGCCACGCTGACCCGGTAGACGCCGCCGGCAGGCTTGCGCTTCGCCCTCAGCTCCCCGCGGAACTGGTCGGCGCTCATCAACACTGTCATTGAATCATTAGCCTCCGACAATTAACAGGCCGCGGCCGTCGCCATAGATGCCCGCCGGCTCGGCCATCGAACGGCCCACCGCCATGATCGCCGCGACGATCGGATCGATGCGCTCGATCGAGCGTTCCTTGTCCGGCTTCACGTTGCCGGCGGGATCGGTGCGGATCGAGACATTGGAGGCGCACCAGTCCGAAACCGGATCGCCGCCATGCTGCAACTCACGCGCCAACACCTTGCGCATGAACTCGGCCGCCGCCGGCCCCATGCTGAGAAAGCCCTGCCCGAACTCGACCAGGTTCATGCCTTCGTCCGCGAGGTTGCGGATGATCTCGCCGGCGAACGTGCGGTCAAACGCCAATTCTTCGATGTTGTAGATGCCGGCCAATTCGAGAATCGCCGCCTCGACAAATTTGAAGTCCGTCGTGTTGCCTTCAGTCGCGATCAAATGACCCTGGTCGCGCCAGACCAGGTACGGCGCGCGGTCACGCCTGGACCGTTCTTCGATGTTGTCGGCCGGGCACCAGTGTCGCCAGAGCAGTTTCCACTTCTCCCCGTCACTCACCGGCGGAAACAGCAGCGCCAGCGACGACAGGTCGTTGATCCGCGCCAGGTCGAGGCCTGCGACGCACCGGCGCCCCCGCAGCGCCTCGGCGTCGATCGCCTCGGCCCCGTCCGCCCAGACCTCCATCGGGATCCAGCGCACGAGTTGCTGGGTCCACTGATTGAGCCGCAGGCGCCGGATCGAGTTCTGCCGCGTCGGCATCTCTCGCGCGAGCGCCACCTCGGCGCGCAGGTCCTCGATCTGGAGAACCACGCCGAGCGATGGGTTTGCCTTGCGCCACGCCAGCTCGTCTTGCCAGTCGTCGCCGTCGTCAACGGTCGCGATGTAGGCGAACCACCGATCCGCGGTCACCTCGGGGATCACGCCCTCAAGGACCTTTGCCGAGAAATCCCAATGCAGGTAGCAGACCGATGTTCGGCTCACGCCCGCCGTGGTGGTTTCGTACATCAGCGGCTGGAGCCGCGCGCCCATGCCGGTGTCGAGCTTCGATACGACCCCGTCATTGGGGTGCTCGTGCAACTCATCCACCAGCGCCACGAACACGTTCAAGCCGTCCATCGTGGACGCATCCGCCGAGAGCGGCCGGAACCACGATGCCGTCGCAAGCACTGCGAGATTGTTCGCCGTCCTCACGATCCGCCGGCGCAGCGCCGGCGAACCGGCCCGCATGCGCTCGGCCTCGGAGAACACGATCCGGGCCTGGTCTTTCTTCGTCGCCGCCGAATAGATTTCCGCGCCGGGCTCGTTTTCGTCTATCAGCGCCTTCAGCCCGATGCCGGCCTCAATGGTCGATTTGCCGTTCTTGCGGGCGGTGGACACGAACGCGGTGCGGAACCGCCTGACCTCGATCTTCTTGTCCGGCAGCCAGAGTTTCCAGCCGAAGATCGAGCCGACGACGAACTGCTCCCAATCGAGCAGCTCGAACGGTTGCCCGGCATACTGCCCCTTGCTGTGGCGCAGCACGGCCGGGAAGAAGTCGATCGCGCGCTGGCCAGTCGCCCGGTCCCAGCGAAGGCCCCGCGCTGGGCCATCAACCAGGTCGCGCAGGTGCCGCTCGCAGGCGAGGCGAACCAGGCGGCCGGTAACGACCTGGTTCTCGACAACGGCCCTGGCATACGCCTCGACTGTGTCCTGCGGCTTCGGCCGCCGCCTACGCCCTGCCACGCAAGAAGTCTTCGGCCGGGTCGGTATCACCCGGCGCGTCGGCCGCCTTGATCCTCGAGCGCGCCGAACCCGACAGGCCGATCTGCTCCGACATCTGGCGCACCTGATCGAGCGCCTTGTTGGCGATCGACAGATAGGGAGATTGCATCGGAAACCCGTTCGCCGCCTTGATGATAAGGCCGGTGCTCACGAGTTGCCGCTCCGCCTCGACATATCGCGCCCAGGCTTGGCAGTAGCCGGCGATCACGGCGCGATCGAGCTTGGCGATCAGGCCCACCTCCGCGAGCAGCGGGGTGACGCGATTCCACTCCGCCAGCGCCGGGCCCGTCAGCATCTCAGGCGGATCGGGAACCACCGCCCGCGGCTTGGCCTCGTGCTCATTGAGCGGCCGGTGCCCCGGGTTGCCGGTGACCAGCTTGAAGACCGTGGCCTTCGGCTTAGCTCCGCGCATCGGCTTCCTCCGCATCGGCTGCCGCGCACGCTGCCTCTTCCGCGGCGAGCGCCTTCCCAGCCAGCTCGGCCATCATCCGCAGCGCGACGGCGGTGTTGTGGACGCCCGTCGAGTGCTTCACCGCGAGCAATCCCTGAAAAAACCGATCGAAGTCCGCATAGGCCCCGACCAGGCGTGTGATCGCGGCCTTCGATTTGGCGATCTTGTCCAGCCACGCCGTGAAGATCGCTGCGTCGGCCGGCAGGAAGGAGATTTGCAGCTCCTCGTAGAAGGGATTGCCGACGCGCAGCACAGAGGTATCGAGGTCCTCGACCTTGAACGCATCGTCGGTCAGGCCGGAATACTCCTTCCAGCCGAAACTCAGTTCCGCATAGAGCGACTGCAAGATGTTCGGATCGTCCTCGCCAACGACCGCGTTGTGCGCCAGTTGCAGCGCGACGAATTGCTCTCGGGTCAGCGGCGTCAGGATTTCCATGACGTCGGCTTCCTCGATCCCCGCCTTCATCGCCGCCGGCACGCGATGGTTGCCCGACGCCACCAGCAGCTTGCCGTCCACATGGCCGACCAGCGGCACGCTGGTAAGGCAACCGTCCGCCTTGATATTCGCAACGAGGCGGGCGAACGTCGCCCCCCTCATGAACCGGGCGTTCTTTTCAAGCAGCGTCAGGTCTGCGAGCCGCATCCGTGTGACGCGCGTTTGCAACGAACCGTTGGAACCACTCGCTGTAGATTTCGGCTGGGGTTTGGCGTCTGATCTTGCTGCCATAGTTCAATATCCCGGGGCCACGGCCCAACAGTTCGAAGATGCCGCGATACTTCATGGACACCGGCCGCGACGTGAACGCCGTCGTCATCACCGAGTCGATGCGCTGCACCAGCCTGATCGCCATGCGGTCAGTGATCGTCGCCGAGGTTGCCAGCATGGCGATCAGCTTCGACACCCGGCTCCGCGGCGACAGCGCGAAATCGGACAGCAGGTAAAGGAGGTCCCCGCCCCACTTGTCGCGCGAGTAGATGAAGCCGCCGGCCAGGTGGCCGTCGATCATCACCAGAAAGTTTGCGAGGCCGGCGGTGTGCGTGATCCCCTTCGCCAGATAGATGTCCTTCAGGAAGTTCATCTGCGCCGATGACGCGGTGATGATCTCCACCTTCGACGCCGGGGTCAGCGCCGCCGGATCGAGCTTGGTGTAGCGGAACGGTTCGGACCGATGCAGCGCGCGCCGCACCGAGCTTTCGGACCTGTCCGAGAAGGTGAAAACCGGCTTGTTCGACTCCCCGCGATAGACGGTCACCGGCTGGTGGTGTTCCAGCGTGTGGTCGGTCAGCACGCAATACCGCACCCGCATCGCGTCCAGTTCATCGAGCCACGCTTCCAGCGTGGCAGGGTCCCAGACGCCATAGGACGGGCGCGGCCAGTCGGTGTTCTGATCCACGAAGCGGTACAGCCGCTCATACCCGTTCTTGTAGGTAGGCGGAAACGCGGCAACACCGCCTCCGACCTCAGCCGCGCGCTTCGCCTGCTCGCGAAAATCGCCCGGGTGAAAGCTCGCGATGTGCAGCCCTTCGAGGAAGGCTTCGAGCCGCTTCCACACCGGCGCGAGGAACTCGACAAACCGTTCCTCGTAGTGCGCAAAGTGTGCCTGGGCATAAGGGTTGGCGCCCTTGTACTTCGCCATCTCCAGCGCGACCTCGACGGCCGCGACCCGCGCCATGAAGGGCTGGCCGGCGACCAGGTCCTCAATGAAGGCGAGGCGACCCTTGAACGCGATCGGGAACTCGCCACCCGTGGCGAGCGCGCCCAGCGAGCACGACAGCAGCGACACATCGTTCGAATGCACGGTCACCGTCGGGTGGACGTCCCGCACCGCGCGGTCGAACCGGAACGACCCGGAGCATCCGACAAAGACCTGGCGCCAATCGGTGAACGGGACAGAGCGTGTGATCTGCTCGACGGCCGGGCGCGGGACAGCTCCAACGAACACCGGCTACTCGCCCACCAGGACGCCAGAGGCGCGACTGCGAAACCACGCAGCCCTGGCGTCCCGATGAACGATCTCTCCTACCAGGAAGAGGCCGGCACGATGAACCGCGAGCGCGTGTCCGTCAAAGGCATAGACCACGACTACAACTTTCAGTGTCTTTAGTGGCTGATGTGTGCTAAGCTGGCACCGTCTAAAATCGCTCTCGAAAAGGGACAACGCTGGTGGCGAACCTCATCAAAACCGCATCGTGGGCCACGAAGCTGCCCGACGATCATCTGCGGGTCGGCATATCGCGCGGCGTGCCGCGCCGGCTGCCGGCCGGCTACCGCGTCTATCGTGCGCTCGCGCCTGGACCCTGGTTCAACAGCGTGGGGGTCGAGGAGTACTACCACCTTTACCGAACCGAGATCCTCGGGCCGCTCGACCCCAGGCTCATCGCCGACGCGCTGCTCGCACTCGGCAACGGCCGCGTGCCTGTCCTGCTCTGCTACGAGCAACCCGACCGCGGCCAATGGTGTCACCGCGCGATGGCGGCGGAGTGGTTGGCCGAGGTCCTCGGCGCCACGGTGCCGGAGTTCGGTTATGAGTCGCTGCCGCAACACGAGCATCCCCTGATGCCGCCGCAGCTTCGGCGCCGGCTACCCTCGACCGAGCCGGGCGACGTGTCGCCCTTCGTCGGCCGCACCGCCACCATCGCCGGCGAACTCCACCGTGTCGTCGGGCCTGACCCTGAGAGGCCCGGCTCCGCCATCATCGCTGCCGGCGATCGGCAGTTCTCCACCAGCATGACGACGCTCCGGCGCCAGTTCGCCAAGCCCTGAGTCGGACACCGCGCGGCGCCATCTTCCGACGCCGTCCGACTGCGGTTGGAGCGGCTACGGGGACTGCACCCGCCCGCGGGGTGGTGCCCCACGGTCAACTAATTGTCGCCGCAAATCGAAGTAATGAGCGCAACTATTCTAATATAGTCGCGCTTTATAGTTGTTCCGTGTGCGCAATAGTGCTATAAGTTACTTGCTATCCTCCTACCAGAAAGACACTCAAATGGCGCACGCACTTTCAATTCGTCAGACCGGCAAAGCCGAGATGGCCTACGTCGGCAAAACGCCCTGGCACCGCC